TACAGATGGTTAAGGGACAACAACGCTAGTTTTTCGTGGAACCCATCCAGATATAACCAAGAAACCATTAGTGGTTTTGCAGCTTTCGGGACTGGTTATTGTGGGTTTGAATTTGAAGCTGCCGTTGACAAAGCAATGGGGAGCAACAATGACTAGAGACGACATCATCAAAGCGTGGAACAACCAAGCCGACAAACACAATCGATGGTCTGATCTTGGCGAGGACGAGATGTTGGAGTTTGCTATGCGGTTACAACGCGAGGCGTGTGCAAAGTTTTGCGATAAACACTGGGACGACAACGGGCAGCACTGCGCCAACGCTATCAGAGCAATGGGTGACAAATGAGCGAAATTTTTGAACGCATTCTGCAAGAAAAACAAAATGAAATTGACCTACTAAAAGCCAGAGAAGCGAGTTCAAATAAAGCGTGGCAAGGGCATTTTCGACAGTACGAAGAGCTTGTTCAGGCCGCATTTATGGCGCTGGATAACAACTCGCCAGAGTGTCATTTCCACTTAAAGCAGGTTCTGGTGAAGCAGGGATGGTGCACGATGTGCGAATGCAGTCCTTGCGAATGTGAGGGGCAATATGACTGACCGCATCGCCGCTTACGCAATCGCGCTGCACAGCGACATAAACACGGAGCGATTTCAGGTTGTAGAAAACGGCAAACTGCAGACCTATTGGATGGGCACAGTTTACGGCGGTGGAGTCGCTACCGATGCCGGATTCAAATTCAAAACCCCGGAGGAAGCGTGGGAAAACGCCAGCCTGTTCGTTGAGCAGTGCGCCGAGATAGTCAGTGAGAGACTAAACAAGAAGGGGGAGGCATGACTGACCGAGAACTAATGCAGCAGGTTTACCAATACCTGACAGGCGAATCAGTTAGAAACAAAACAAGTGATGCATACATTGCGCAAATTATAAACGAGAGGCTGGCACAGCCGGAGCAGGAGCCGGTTGCGTATATTGGTACAAACGGCGAGTTGATGTGGCTACATAAACCGCACGCAATTTACAGCAAGGCCCGACCGCTCTACACCGCCCCACCTCAGCGCAAGCCGCTGACGGATGAGGATGACCGCCTAATCGCAGCCGCGCCCGATCTACTGGCAGCACTGCAAGGTCTGCTAAGGGGAATTTTCGACGGGCCAGACGATGCTGATGCCGCGATGCTCATCGCCAAAGCGAGAGATGCAGTGAACAAGGCCACGGGAGAAAAATAACTATGCTTAGAGAGTATCAACAGCGCGCCATTGACCAGTTATACAGCTGGTTTGAGTTTGGCAATAAGGGCAACCCATGCCTGGTGCTGCCAACTGGATCTGGGAAAAGCCATATCGTTGCAGCACTGTGCAAGGACGCTTTGCAAAACTGGCCCGATACGCGCGTGTTGATGCTCACGCACGTTAAGGAGCTGATTGAACAGAACGCCGAGAAAATGCGCTTGCACTGGCCAGGCGCGCCAATGGGTATCTATAGCGCCAGCATTGGAAAGCGCCAGCTTGGCGAGCCGATTACATTCGCCGGAATTCAGTCGGTACGAAACAAAGCTGGTATGCTTGGCCACATTGACCTCGTAATTATCGACGAATGTCATCTCGTTAACCATAAAGACGAGGGTGGATATCGACAACTGCTGTCCGATCTGACTGCAATTAATCCGGCGCTGCGCGTTGTAGGTTTGACTGCCACTCCCTACCGCCTCGGTCACGGCCTGATCACTGACAAGCCCGCACTATTTGACGATCTGATAGAGCCGGTAAGCATCGAGGAATTGATTTTTAAGGGCCACCTATCCACGCTGCGCAGCAAGGTGACAAAAGCAAAACTCGATACCACTGGCGTGCATAAACGTGGCGGCGAGTTTATCGAGAGCGAGTTGCAGGCCGCTGTTAATACCGACGCTAATAATGCTGCGACTGTTCAGGAGGTCATTAGTTTGGCTGGTAATAGAAAAGCCTGGCTGTTCTTTTGTGCAGGTGTGCAACACGCTGAAGCTATTGCTGCCGAACTAAACTCCAATGGCATTACAGCGCAATGCATAACGGGAGACACGCCAAAAGCCGAGCGGGAAAAGATTTTAAAGCAGTACAAAGCAGGAAAAATTAAGGCACTCACGAACGCAAACGTTTTGACGACTGGATTCGACTACCCTGATATTGACCTAATCGCCATGCTGCGCCCCACCATGAGCGCCAGTCTATATGTACAAATGGCAGGGCGTGGAATGCGAGTAAAAAGCCATACCGATCATTGCCTAGTCTTAGATTTTGCTGGCGTGGTAGAAACGCATGGGCCAATTACAGCGGTTCAGCCGCCTAAAAAAGCAGGTGGCGGCAATGGCGAGGTCCCTGTAAAGGTATGCGACAACTGCGGCGAGTTATGCGTCATTGCCGCGCGTATTTGCTCGGCATGTAAGCATCCATTTCCCGAGCCAGAGCGTAAAGAGTTAGAGCTTCGTAACGATGACATCATGGGGCTTGAGGGTAAAGATTTGGAAGTAACGGCTTGGAGTTGGCGCAGGCATGTAAGCCGCGCATCGGGCAAGGAGATGCTTTCCTGCACCTACTACGGAGGCCTATCAGATAAACCGATTACAGAATACTTGCCATTGCTGCACGATGGATATGCAGGAGAAAAAGCAATTAGATTGATGACTGATATCGTGCATAAATCAATGCTGAATTCAGTTGTCGCAGATGACAAGCTAGGATTCGGTGAAGATTTGGATTGCTTGGCCGAATATCTAACAACAGGTAAGCCACCAGCAAGCATCGAATACAGACTAGACGGTAAATTTCATCGCGTTATTAAAAGGAGTTGGGCATGAGCTGGTCAGAAATTGAATTGAAAGTTGTTCGGTGGGCAGAGGAACGCCGCATCATTCCGCACGCCACGCCTGCAAGCCAGTTGCTCAAGGCTGTTAGCGAGATGGGCGAGCTATGCGACGCCGAAGGTAAGCGCGATCGCGCTGCCATAGAGGATGCCGTTGGCGATGTGCTGGTGTGCCTAATCAACTACTGCGCGCTGCGCGATATAGATATGACTAACTGTCTAGCGAGCGCCTATGATCAGATTAAGGACCGTCGAGGCACGCTAATGCCAGATGGGACGTTTGTTAAGGATCAGAAATGACCAGACCACCAGAGCCCGAATTTTTAATTCAATGGCGAGAGTGGAGGCGAGAAGGGCCGCCTAAGTGCTGCCACACTTGCGATTACTACAGCAAGGCTGGCCATTGCGAGTCGTTTGATATGACGCCGCCTTATTTTTTCGCCAATGAAGTAGACGTTTGCGACAAATGGATAGAGGAGTTGCCGTTTTGAGTACATAAGCCAAAATCCCCAGTGAATACAACAATGGCAGAAAACTAGGGGAACTTGTCATTTGCACGGCTGCGCACGGTGCCACAATCAAAAAAAGTTCATGTGGTTAAACGCTGCGAGTCGGTCAACATGATAAAGGAGTTGCTATTTTGGACAAAAAAGCAAAGTTCAAGTTTCCACTATTGGATCGCCTACTAAATTCAGAGCGCGAACGCACCGATAAAGTTTTGGCAGCATATCGAGAAGTGCTTTGTGAATTAATCGATTTGCGCCTAAAACTTCAACAAATTGAGAATGCACTCCATGGAAAAAAGATCTGACCGTATCCCAACCGAGCACGAGGAACAGCGCGAGCTAGTGCGCTGGTTTCGCCAAACGTGGCCAGTCATGCGCATTTTTGCCATACCAAACGGTGGCGCAAGAACTGCTGCAACTGCCGGACGCCTAAAGGCCGAAGGCGTCTCGCCTGGTGTGCCTGATCTCTTTATCCCTGCGTTGAAATTATGGGTTGAGATGAAACGCACTAAAGGCGGCGTTCTAAGTGCCGAACAAAAAGACTGGATAAAGTATTTGGAAAGTGTTGGATATTGCGTTATAGTGGGAAAAGGTGCTGAGGATGCTAAGGAAAAGATCCTCACATTTTTTAACGATAACCAAAGGTCAAAATGAACGCCGAACACAAAAAGGACACAAAAGACTGCTTTATGACGCTCCGCATTCCTGCCGAGATATATAACTCATTGCGCAAAAGCGCCGAAGACAATACGCGGACATTTTCCTCGCAAGTGCTGCATTACATTAAACAGGGTCTTGCTAATGAAAAGTGACCGAGAACTGCTGAAGCAGGCACTAGATGCATTTGAGTCTGGTCGCGCTGCTGATCGAGCGGACGTGATGACAGCGCTGCGGGCAGCGTTGCAACGTCCTGAGAAACAATTAAAGCAAGATCTAAAAAATGACTCTCCCACCTAAAAACAAAGGGCGGCGCATTATAAAAATAAATGCCATCACGCAGGCAAAGCTAATTGAGGCGATGCTCGATGGCGTTTATACATGCGCGGACCTTTGTGATATTACTGGCCTATATTACTCAACAGTCCTGCACTATTGCCGAGAACT